ATAACTTATAGTCTTCGGCAAAATACTCCTCTAATCTTGCTCGATATAGAGGATTTTGATTGATTTCTTCATTAAAACGAACAATAAATTCACGTTTACTACCTGTACTAGTGTTATACTCTAAGGCAATCTGAATATTAGTACGATAGTTAAATTGTTTAACCCAACGCTCTAAATTGTCACGTAGGCGTTCATCTACACGTAAAAAAGTTGCTTTACTTAACTCAACCCCTTGTATAAAGTATACTTGGTGTTCGGTATGATCGTCAAATGTAATTTGCTCAAGTGCTTGATCTACAGTCAGCATTATTCCAGTGTTATAACAATATTCTGCTATTCCACTAATCCAACGTTCGATCGGTTCACGTAGCGCAATTAGATATTCATCAGCAGGCACTAGTGTTTCGCTATGTCGCCACATACCATAACAGCCAATTAAACAGCCTTTGATAAAACTACTAGCATTTTTAGGAATATGTACATAGGTTAGGTGATGAGTATCATCTACCCAACATTCACCTAGTCTATGTCCTAAATGTGCCCACTTACCGTACATTACTTGCTTTGTGCTGGTAGTAAGTAGTTGTATGTTGCTAGACCTGTGTTTACAGTGATCTGCGCAACACCTTCGTCGCTGATACTAAATTTCTTATCGCCTGCTAGATTAAGAATAGCAATTACAGCTGCAACAGGCCATGACCATGCTTTGGTTAATTTACCACTAACACCTGCTTGGAACACAAAGTTACCAGCATGACTACTGTGATCGCCAAAGAAGAATTTTAAGTCAGTACCTTCTGTTTTAGCTGTAAAATTTGTTTCTTCACTATTAGCACTTGACATAAACTTCAAACGTTGAATACTTGCTACTGTAGGTTCAAATTCTACGTTCCAGTTAACAGTTTTCATTTTAACTGTTTTAAGTTTGTCACTAACAATTTCTTGACTCATAAAACGATAGTCGTTCTTAAAGTCACCCGCGGCATTTTCAAAATGCAGGCCCACTGAAACAGCTTCGCCATTGCGGTCTTGTGTGGTTAATGAAATCTTAGCATTTTCTTTGTATTCTGGAATGTTAAGAATTGTGTTTAGTTTGCCTAGATTAGGCATACCAAATGTGCCAATAAACTCAGCCACAGGTCCATTTAATTTAGCCTGTACAATAACTGAACGATCTTCAGCTAGGGCTTCGATGTTTGTTTCTTTGTCGGTGCCTGTTACTTTAACTAAATCAATATTGCCTAGGCCATAAGTGTTTTTAACGATGTCTAATAGATGGTCTCTCATGTGTTTCTCCTTGTTGATAATATAGTGTATATGATGTATTTAGATCGTGCAAGTCGTTTTGATAAATTATTTTTGTTTTATTTCTCCTAATACAGGATGTCGTTTAGCTGTGGCTAGTGTACCGGGTTTCTTAACAGCCAACCAACTGATATATTTTACAGATTGGTCAACATTAGATAAATCGTAATCATATGCTAGTTCATAGCCTAGTTCTTGACATGCAACTAATAAATGACGTTTAGGAACATAGCTCATACCACCAGTTTCTGCTAATTCACAACCTTCGAGTTGATCACAATTATTATAACTGAATAGGAATATACCCCCTGGTCGCAATAATTCTAACATTTTTTTTAGATAATCTTTAATACAGGTCATGCTGGTATAATTAAATAACATCCAACTAAAAATAAACCCAAATTGATTTTGTGGTAACTGTACTACACTGTCGGTGATAATATATTTTTTTAAGCGACCATAATAAACATCGTTAAATTGTCTGGCTATTGTTTCTACATTATCTGCATTAAAATCACATAGGTATAACGGATCGCTGGCAACTAGATCATTGGTTAAACGCATACTTGGTGCTGTGCATCCAAACTGTAGTGCAGGATAATAAAAGTTAGAGTGTTGGCGAATATTTACAGTAATAGCTTCGATTACTTCGTCGCTAATTTGAAAATCAATACGGTGATACTGTTTAAAGAATTCAAGACTAACATCAGGAAATTGCGTATTAGCTAGCAGGTCTATAGCATCGTTGATCTTATTAAGAATCTCAGGTAATTGTTCTTTAAGATTAACTGTGTACGGTATTAATTTTTCATATTCTGCCTGCACCGACCCTAATATATCATGTCCAACATTATGCGGATGAGTTACTCCTAATTGATGTAGTAATTGGCATACATCTGAGATAGCAGGCGTTAGATTGATTTGACTCAATGTCGAAATAACATCGTTACGATATCTTATTAAATCACTGACTAGCATTATTCAAAACTAAACAAACTATCAAACGTTGTTTTAATCTGTGTACTAGCCGCAATATCCCAATCTAATACGCCTAATAGGTTTTCTACCTTTTGATCTACGATGCCTGTTTCCATAGCATCATCATCAAACGGTAGCTCTTTGAACCAAGCTGGTATATGTGTTTCGTCTGTTGGATAGCCTACACTAGTGTAACCTAGAGGATTATCTTTGAGTTTACACACAATAGTTTTCATGCCGTCGACGATCTGCATTGAATAGTTATCTCCCATCATGCGGCGTAGATTATTCCAATTCATTGCAGCTCTAACGTGCCCTGGCATATTGGCTTTACCTTCACGAACTTCTGCGGCTGTGTACTTGGTTAAGTTGTTTACACGTTTAGGTGTGCCTTTTTCCCAAGCAGGGCGATCTTGGAATATTAACTTGAAATCGCGTATCTTTTCGATAATAGTTTCGCGTTGACTACCAGTTAATACATCTAATAAGATTTCGCTTAAGAAATCCTGCATAAATGCTGGAGTGTCACTGCGTTTCAAGTCTAAGCCCATGGCCTTTAGTTTACCTGGTTTGTCGTGAGTATCTAGGCGCTTTCCTTCTAGGTCATAGATCAGTACAGCATAGCGTTTCTTCTTGATAAACAGGCCTTTAAGTGCTACAAGCTCACGCCCGCCTTTGATCAACCCACCCTGTTTGCGTGGAGTGTGGAAAGCACGTTCACAGAACTGTGGAAAACTTTCGTTAACTTGATCAGCAATAGTATCATAAAGTTGTACAGCAATGTCTTTTGACCATTCCATACGGCCCGCTTCTACATCTTCTTTGACGATAGGCCATGCACTAAAATAACATGAGTCTGTATCACCGTAGATAATAGCCTTACCTACGTGATCGTACTCACCAGTGATGCACTCATTTATGTAGGCATCCATGTGCTTGGCAATGGTACGACCGGTAAGGGTAGTGGATTGTCCAATACGCTTATCAAAGAAGCGACAACCAGGATTAAGAATAGCACCATACAAGCTATTAAGGTTAATCTTTTTAACCAGCTGTCGTTTGTCCCAAAACGCAATATCTTCATCTGTAGTTGCTTCCTTCTTTTTAGCCTGCATTTCTTTACGTTCAGCATACCAACGTTCTAGTAATCCTGGAATAACACCCTTGCGATCATTACTAAAGATAGTACCGTTAGCACTTAGAATCCAGTTCTTACCACTGTCAAAGATCAATCGCCAAACATCTGCGGCACTTAGGACATCACTGCCACCTTGTACCCAATCGATGGTAATTTCTGTGCCAGCTTGAGTTTCCATAACGGCTGTGTATTCTAAACTGCCAAACAAACCTTCCCATGCGTCAGCAAAGCTACTGCCACTATCCATTTTCTGTTTGATATAGTGATCAGTCATGATAGGACGTAGTTGTCCTACAATAGTTTCTGGACCCATGTTTAATGCACGAATTGCTGATGGATAAAGTGAGTTAATATCAACTGCACCGATATAATCGTGCATACCTGCTTTAGGAGTTGCTACATACGCACCTGCGGCCTGTGTGTTGAACTGTTCTTCACGGTTACGATTAGGTACAACCATACCAAGTTGATGTGCTTCGTTGATAATTGCCTGTTCTGTAACAGCTACAGCACCCATAGTTGTTTGTAGTAACACAGTATTATCATGCGCAAGTTCATTGGCTAGATCTAAAAAGCGTAGTTTCTTGTCTAGCTTGCCTAGCAACATGGTATCCTGTCTATTATAGTCAATAAACTTAGGAAAGTCTTTGTTGTAGAGTTGATCTAAGGTACCTTCATAGGCAACCTTACGCTCATCTAGTTCATATTCGCCGATGGCATCTAAGCTATAACTATGACGTTCTTCATATGTGTACTTGCGATACAATTGCATATAGTCTAGATGTACACGACCAATCAAGTCAAATGTAATGTTAGTAGCACCAAAGCGTTCAAAATCGCGTTGTTTAGGATATTGACCCCACAAGCACATGCGTCGTGTATCATCTTTGCTTAAAACACGAATAATACGTCCAATGGTATATGGAATATCATAGCCCTCACTGTTCCAACCACTTAAGATGTCAGCATCATCAATTAGGTTAAGGAATGTGTCCAACATATCCTGTTCACGATCAAACAAGAAACAGTTTTCATATTGATTACATATTTCCTGTGCTGACTCCCAACTATAACTTTTAGGAGGAACTACTAAGGTGACTAGTTTGTCTAACCAATCTAAGTATACCGAGATAGCTGTAATAGCATTAAATGGATCGTTTGTTGGAGCATAACCTCGTTCAGGGTCAAAGTCTACCTCAATATCGAAGAACGCTGTTTGCAGTTTAGGGGCAGCCTGTCCTAGGTAGTTTTCTTCAAAACATCGAAACACAGGATTGATGTCACTTTCCCATATTTTCTTATTACCATTGACTCTGACTTCTTTGTGGAATTCCTTGCCTACACGAGTACTAAAGCGACTTACCGGTGTGTCGTAGATAGTGCGGAATTTACCTTTGGGATCATCATAATAGAATACATAGTTTGCTGGGTATTCTTTATATTCTCTTTGACCGTTGTTGCGTTCAACAACGTAGATTCGATCTTTTGTTCGATCGAATAGTGCGTCTACATAACTCATAACTCTCCTGCCACTTATAGCTGGCTAACTTTTCTGCATGTACGTAAGTGTACGATTCTTTTATTATAACATTAATATTCTATAAAAACCAATCAAATCGATAGCAAATAATGTTATACTAGTTAATAAAATACCAAAACTACCTCGACTAATAGCTGAGAATATGCTAATACTTAGTGCAACAAATATAACTGGATAGACAATTAACCAATTAGTGTGTGGTACAGTTAAACTCACACTAAGACTAATGACTATGTTTAGTAACCAATTAACAGTCTCTAAACATAGTCTGACAGGATGACTATGCCAATCGTTTTTAATAAAATTAGCTGTCTTGTGCCAATCAATCAAAGTGTGCGACCAACAGTTTCAAGGATATCTTGTAGTGTTTCGTGATCTTGGTTAGTTTCACCAAATTTACTTTTTTGTGCGATTTTAATTGCTTTTTTAAGGATAGCTGGTTTAATTTCTAATTCTTCTGCTACAGCTTTAATTGTGTCTGATAAGCCTGCGTTTAAGTCCTCTACTTCTTGTAAGACTTGAATACCTTCGTTAACTATTTGTGTTAATTTGGCTTTTTGTTCTGATGAAAACATACGTGATGACATAGATCATTCCTTGGTTGAAAAATATATTATATGTTATTTAGACTAGTAGGTCAAGAGACTCTACATTTTCTGAGCACTTTACTTGCTGTTTCGAATTGCCAGGCCAGATCATCAAATAGGCCCTCTGCAGGACGTACCATAAAAGCACGTGTTAAATAGGCATTTTGTCCTAGATCACTATAGTAGTTACCACTAGGCCATTTAAGTTTACCCCATTCCATGCTGTTGATTAACAAGCATTCATCACCGATTTCTTTAAGTATATGTTTGCGTTGAGATGTAGGCAGATTAACACTAGCTAGTAGTTTAACACCTAATGGTTCTTTATTGACGTTGGGTTTATCTAAATAGTGAGCAAATAGATGTACAATGTATGCTTCTATGTTATGTTCTAAATTGACAGTAAGGGCGTTTTCAGCTCGTTTAACGAGTTCATATGACTCTCTAACGTAGATTTCCCAATTACTCATAGTCTGTGATTAATGACATCCCAGTCAATAATGCGCCAAATGTTAGTTAAATATTTGGCTTTGTCTGCGCCGTAGTCAGTAAACCAAGCATGTTCCCACCAATCAATTAATAGGGCAATATCTGTACGCTTTTGGTGATTGTCGATGGTTTTAATAGTGCCAGTTTTGCTTAGATAGATCCAATGGCTGCCTTGTAGCTTCATGGCCTTAGTAGCTATTTCTTCTTTAAATTTATCAAAGGTACCAAATTTACGTTCAATTAATGCTTTTACAGCGCCAGTTGGTTTGTTAGTAGTACGTGGCGCACGTAGTTGTGGAAAGAATAAGTTGTGTAGGAAAGCACCAGCGGCGTTAAATGTTTTATCACCCTCGCCCTTGTTGAAACGATCCACATAGCCTTTAGCTAGTTTACCATAGTGATTGTCTATGTTTGCTTTACTTAGTACAGGCGCAAGTGCTGATCTAGAGTAAGGTAGTTTGACTAACTCTAATTTCTCTTTGCTTTCTGTTAGGAAGTCTCTAGCTCTCATTAGCAGTTCCAGCGACGGCGTGCTTTACAAATTGCCTTATCTGGAGTCTTTTGACAGCTGATATTGTGCATTTTCATCTGTCCCTTACTGCGACTACAATAGCTCTTACGGCGTTTGCTGGCTTTACTACCTTTCTTTAGTTTACTAGGTTTAGTAGTTACGGCTGTTTTTAATTTGCTACCAGGGTGTTCACGACGGTATGAAGCTACTGCTTTCTTGCTCATGCCATCTGTTTTGTCATGTTTATTAACTTTTTGCCAATCTTCATTTACTGGGTCTTGTGTTACAGCAAATACATATAATTCATCGTCTGACAATGATTCTAAGTCTTCCCAAACAACTTCACTATCGACATTATTCTTAGCGGCAATATGCTCGACTATTGTTTCAATCATGTCAAACTCTTGATCTAGTTCTTCGTTAATGCCTGCTTTTTTCTTTTTAGCAATAGCAATAGCGGCCTGTTGTGCGGCATTAGCGGCTTCATCTACGCTTTCGTTAGGCACACAGTTATTAACTCTGACGCCACCTTTGATCTTAGTGCCTTCTTTGTGTTTGCCTTTCCAACATTTTGCATCTAAGCGTTGTTTAGTTTCGGGTAACATTACAGGGTCAGCAGCTAAATATTGTGGAAATTTTGCATCAAACATGCGCATCATAATACCAGCTTGTTCATGTGCTTGATTTTCTTCTGGACTACCCGTGCGCCAACTACCGCCGGCTAATTCATGCTCTTCGTTTTGTTTGTAGTGTACCATTTCATGTGCTAAGGTACGGATAATGTCTACAGGATTTCGATTGTCAATTACCACAGTGATAATTCTAGTATCATTTTCAAAACGACCAAATGTAGGCACATGTGTGCCACTTATTTCTTTTGCTAGTTTAATTTTAGGCATATGATCTAATTTCAAATGCTTAACAGCAATAGGTAAAAAGTCACGTAGCGCATCGATTAGCGTTAATTTATTAGGACCTTCAGTGTCAAACATTTCAAATAAGTTCATTATACTAATCCTGCTAATCTTTTTATTGTATTTAGTGATTCGTTTGTTTGATTTATAGCACGAATGTCCAACGCACCATTGGCTAATCCTAGATCTCGTTCATGTTCACGTGCTTTTCTTACAGCATATACAACATCGCCTTGACTTACGCGACTAACCACTTGACCAGTTGCGGGATTATAAATTTCCCATTCGCTGTGCTCTGGATCAACACCTTGCGGAGTCTCCTCTTCATCACCACCGCCCATAAGGTCATTGATATCCTCGTCATCATGCGATCGCATATCCTGTGAAATCTGCTCACGCTCGCGACGCATACGTTCACGCTCATCAGCATCATCTGCAAAAGTATTAGTTGGTGCGTCATCGTCTGGGTTAATACCGTTAGCACGCAATTGACGTTTAAGTAAAATTCTAATATAAGCTAATTGTTGATCAGTTAGAGTAAGGTTACGGCCAGCATCTTCACGCGATAGATTTCTTAGCATATTGATAAGATGCATATCTGCGCTATAACTTAGATCATTAGCAATGTAATCTTTCCAATGCTGTGGCAATGTGTCAAACACTGGATTTCTAGTAGTATCATCGTTATCTACAGCATCATTATTGCTACGACGGCGTAGTTCAGTCTCAATAGCTGTCTTGACAAATGCTACTTGATTACTATATA